CGATTTAGTTTCCGTAAGAAGCGTAAGAGCGAAAGCAGCCAAGCATACTTGGCAGCTAGAACCAAAGCAGCAAGACTTGCATATCGCAGAAGTAAGAAAGGAGGGAAGAAGTAATGCCAAAAGGAATAAGAGAGATAAGAGAAACTTTGCAAGCGACTGGAGAAACTGTTGATGGCCTTGTTCAGTTCCAAAAGCGTATCAACCTTAAGCATGGTGTTGTGCATACTATCAACCACATTGACTTCTTTGATGACGGAATGCTTGGAGCAACTAACTTGTCAGCGGAGATGAGTTACCAAGTTTGGCTAACTAACTACCCTATCGTGATTACTAATGACCGATTCCACAGTGGAGATATGTTGGCAGGACCTCTTGCTGGAGATGACAATGTGTTGTATAAGGCTCAAAGACTTATTTGGGGCGGTCCTGGCCGACTTCCATTCCAGGAATTCCCAAATCAGTTCCTTGGTTCATTACCAACCTTTGACTTTTATACACCACAGTTATACTTTACAGTGGTTGTTCAAACGAATGACAGAGACCTTTCTGTGACTCCAACAATCGACATGAGCCTGTACTTGGTGTTACAAGAACATGAAATCGGCTCTGTTGAATACGGAATGGGCATAATTCGTGAGTTTTCTGACAATCAGGCTATGATGGCGCGCAATTCAGGGGTTGAAATCAGCCCTGCGGAGATTACTGGAGGTATGCCAATGTGGCAAATCGGCGGTATTCGCCCAGAAATCATGGTTGCAACTAATGCTACGGCACTTGGACAACAGTGGTTTATGAATCAGGCGGGTTACGCAGATGCAGAAGGTATGGAATCAACAACTGAAATCCGTGCAGGATTGACAGCAGCAAGACAAACTGTTGCATTTGGTGATGCATTTGGTGATGCTGTGCAAGACATTCCTGACTGGTTCAAGGCAATTGCTGCACCATTTGCAGGAATTGCTGGTGGTGCTCTTCGTTCTATCCAACCTCCGTTGAAACATTTTGATAATGGAAATGTAATGATGCTGTGATGTGGTTACTATTACTACTATCAAAGAACTTGAAGTCCGTGTTGAAGCGATTGAAACAGTAATCGTTGAGATGAATGCACTTATCAAAATCCTAAAGCCGATAGCAATTATTCTTGCAGCAGGCGTGGGAATGGACATTAGTGTTCTTCTCTAGCAAACTTAGATTTGCTGAAAGATCATTTTTACCGATTTTGCCATTTTCGGGGACACGGAGGAATACCATACCTTCTCGCCAGCAATATAGTTGCCAAATGTTGTCCTTAATATGCCTAATTTCGCAGGTTTTGTGTCCCAAAATAATCACCCCTAATTCGCCACATCGAAATTTAGACCTAATCGCTCTATATCATCACGGATTTTGGCTCTGGACTTTCCAAGTGCACGACTTAGCTCCGATAGATTTGGCTTTCCACCATTAAGTAATTGATTTTGATATAGTCTTGTAAGAGTGACATCTTTCTCTTGGTCGACAGGTCGACCCCAATGTTTGTCAGGATTGCTTTCTCTATATGCTTTGATACCATTAACTGTCTTCTTCTTTTGGTCGTGGATATAATTTTCTGCTTGCCAAGACATAACCATCATGAAACTTTGTTGTTGTCTAGTCATGAATGAAGATATTAATGACTGTTCATCATCAATGTATAACACAACTCTATCATTATCACGGAGAAACTCATCCCAAAATGCTACAAACATAGCAAAGTCACGGAATCGTTGCAGGTCCGATACCCAAATCATAAACTTTGAACGAGAATGCTTGCGTAAAGTGCGAATCATTCGGTGATATTCTTCTCTTCCGTTGCGACCTAGAGGTCCGCCAGTTACTCCCTCGTCGTGGAAATAATGTTCGGGATGGATTTCATCTATCTCATTATGTCGTCGGAATTGGTAAAACTCGTTTATCTGTCGTGACAATGTTTGGTTGTCAGTTGAACATCGTGCGAATTGCATTAGTTTTCTCTTGCCGGCGTTTACTTCAGCAAGGGTGTCGTTAAAGGTCAATATCCCACCTCCCATGCTTTCCAATCATTATTGCGAAATAACTTTCGATAACAGCCTTCACAAACATAGAAATCTTTGGCTCGTGTGTCGTATAGATACTCATACCAATTGCCGAAGGAGGAGTTTTTTGCACACTCCATACACTTCAAACGATAACTATCTCCTTTTCCGAGACCCCAACATTCGTATTCTCTTTCGGAAACGGTGTGCGTTAGGTCATCGGCTTGGTATTTGCGTGGCTTTGTACGGGCAGGCATGTTACTTGCGACCCCCCCCCAGCATATGAAGGTGGCGGTATACTTTTCTTCCAACACCGTTTAATATGACATATCGTGTGTATGACCATGGCCAAAGGAAGTTCGGACATAATTTTGAGAGATAGACTCCAATTTACATTGGATGCAAACGGAGACCAAACAACTGTGTATGGCAGATTCGATTTATCGGACTATGTTAGCACTTTGGAGCGTAAAGGATTGAGTATTAAAGAGATTAACTTTATGCTACGAGACCCTGACCACGCAACTGGTGCATGGAATTCATTCGGATTGTCTGGTTCAAATGCTTCAGGTTCAGTTATCCAAACTGCAAACATGAAGGTTTACGCAACAACTCGTGCTTACGAAGCAGCACAAACTGTTGGTATCGCTTCTCCTGATGTTCTTTGTGTCGAAGAGTGGCAATCCCACTTGGGTCCTAATACTGGTGCTGCACCTGCTGCACAATCAGTATATGCTCTTTCAACCCACAATGAATACCCAGTTGGAACTTATCACCCTGATGGTTTCCCTGTTGTTACTGACCTATTGGTTGGTATCTGTGCAGGAAACTGGGATACTGCTGCCGATAAGACTCTTGAGTTAGATGTAATGATTATTGCTTCTCCAATTACCATTACTGCAAAGCAACTTACTGAAATGCTTGTCCAAGGACAAGACCAGTGAGTTGATGCTTAATGGTACAGAATCCAAAAGCACAAACTGCCGAAGGCAAAAGAGGTCGTGATAAGGTCGTGACTGGACTCTTAGCAGCAGGTGGCGCAGCCGCTATCGCTGCTGGTGCTGCGGCCGCTGGACCTGTTATTGCAGGAGCAGCAATTGCTGCTGGCATAACTGGTTTGATTATCGGAGACCAAACAACTGTCTTCGGTATTGACATGATTGCAATACCTGCTTATCAAGCGTATATGATTCAAGGCACACCTGCCTTCTCTGTATATATCAAAGCAGGAGAGACTCTAGTGCCTACTGGTGGTAATGTCGATGATGTTGAGCAAGCAGTGGAAGAAGTAATGGCTGTTAAGAAGAAGAAGCGTAAGCCTAATGCATGGATTGTTTTTAACAAGCGATTTAGTTTCCGTAAGAAGCGTAAGAGCGAAAGCAGCCAAGCATACTTGGCAGCTAGAACCAAAGCAGCAAGACTTGCATATCGCAGAAGTAAGAAAGGAGGGAAGAAGTAATGCCAAAAGGAAT